AGATTCGTTGTAACCACGAAACACGGCGGGTTTCCGGCTGCAAGTCCCATTTCTAGAAAATGCTCTGCGGCATCTCATGATGTCTACCAGGACGATAGTACGGATCACCGCATTTATCGGTAAAGAAGCGAATTCGCCGAGCAACTGGAACGATTGGCAGCGGATCCGTTTGGTCCACCGGTGCAGTCGTATCATCGGATCGACTCAAACCGATAGGCACCGTCACTGCTGCGACCCATCATCGACCAGCTCCGAACGCAAGATCAGCGCTCACGCCACGCAACGCTCGTTTCCGAGCGGCGCGGGAGTGCAGTGCGTGCACCACTCTCCCGCGCCGTGCAGGCGCTGGCGGTGCGTCCGCGCCATCGCCTGGAACGAATGGGCCTGAACCCATGAGCTGCTGCCATTCGCGCTCGGCCGCGCTGCGCAGGCGCGACTGCTTCACCGCATCCACACGGGCGCCGTCGAGCAGCGGGAATGTGACCAGCGAGATCTCCCAGAGATCGACCTGATGCAGCCGGCGGATGCGCGTCTTCGGATCGATGGCGCCGTGCCGGGTGCGATAGCCGATCGACAGGCCGTCGACGGCGCCGGCCTTGAGCAGCGCGAACAGTTCGCGCGCCCGCGTTACTTCGGGGATCAGCTTGCCGCGCGCCCACAGCCCGCGAAAATCCTCGCGCAGCTCCAGCCAGATGCCGATCGGCTCCGATGGATCGTGCTGGAACAGCATCGGGATGCGCCGGACACCGCGCTGCTGCAGCGTCAGCTTGAAGGCGCCAGGCATCACCATGTCGCGCGCCTGGTCGACGGCGCCGAACAGCGAGGCATAGCCCTCGATGATCCCGTCCGGCGTCAGCGCCAGACGTGCAGGAGTGGGCGCGGGCGCGAGCATGGGCGGCCTCGGGGGAGATGAAAGATGTGGTGAAGAAAAGCTCTGTCAGCAGTGTCCCTCCCCCCAGCCGCGCAGCGGCGCAGTGGGGAGGGTCAGGGTGGGGTGCCTCCACAAACGACATCGCTTGTGGAGGCACCCCACCCGTCTCGAATGCCCAAGCGAAGCTTCGCTTCGCCAAGGCGTTCGATCCACCCTCCCCATTCGCTTCGCTCCGGGGAGGGAAAAGAACTACTTCGCGCGGCGCGCCGGCTTTCGCCGCAGCGACGGATTCCTGTTCGGCGCCTGGCGCTGCAGCTGGTCGAGATGCGCGAGGAATTCACGAAACACGGTCAGATGATTTTTGGCGGCCTTGGTCTCCGGCCGGATCGAACGCAGCACGTCATGCAGGCGGTCCATCATCGCACTCCTGAAAGCGCGATCATTCGCGATCGCTGTCATTGTCATTCTCGGCATTGCGCCCGCGCCGCCCCACGCGGCGATTGAACAGCGCCAGCTGCCGCACGAATTCATCGAACCGCCGCGACGCGCCGGCGAGTTCGCGCAGTGCGAACAGCGCAGCCAGGCTCGCCACCGAGGCCCACAGGAACAGCGCCAGATGCGCGAGATCGCCGCGGGTGAGGAAGGTGTCGATCAGCTCGGAGATCACGGTCATGGCAGTCACCCAGCCGCAAACACGCCGTCCCCTCGCGGGGCAGCGTGCATGCGCATTCCAGATTGTCAGAAGCGCCGATGCCGGAGCGGCGGCGCCTTGGTGGCGGTCAGGGCCTGACCGCGATCAGCTCCGCCGGTCCGCCCGGCACGGCGTCATCGAACACGCCGATCACCAGCCGCCCGGTCGCCCAGGCATTGGTGTCGAGATTGCTGCGGTGCTGCAGCAGCAGCGGCCCGTCGGGATGGCGGTCATGGCCATGCACCACATGCTTGCCGCCGAGCCCGCTGTCATCGTCATCGGCATAGCGCTTGGTCAGCAGCAGCAGCGGCTCTTGCTGGCGCAGCGGCCGCGCGGGATCGACGCCGGCATGCACATAGACGCGATGCGTATCCTCGTAGAACAGCGGCCGGCCGTCGAGCCAGGCGATGTCATGCACCGGCACATCGGCGGCCTCACCGCCATAGGAGGCCAGCGCGGTGTCGCCGCCCTTGGTGAGCCAGTCGTCCATGGCGATGTCGCCGCGCAGCGCAGCCACCATCAGCGCATCGTGGTTGCCCTTCAGCATCGCCGTCCGCCACGGCGCCGGCATCCCTGCCCGCAGCCGCGCGATCACCCCGCGCGAGTCCGGCCCTTTGTCCACGTAATCGCCAAGCACGACCAGCGTCAGCGCGGCGCCCGCCGCATGGGTATCGATACGCGCCAGCGCGGCATCGAGCAGATCGCGGCGGCCATGCAGATCGGGAATGACGTAAGTGAGCGGCATGCCGCGATCCTAGCCCAACCTGTCGCCGCCCTCCACCGGCGCATAGCCGACGGCCTCGCGTTTTTCGTTCAGCGTCAGGAACGCCGCCGCATTGACCCGCTCCCACAGCGCGACACGGTCGCCTGCCAGCGCGTCGATGCGATCGGTGTCGATCTCGACGCGGACAGCCTCGCCATATTCGCCGGCCAGCCACTGCGCCAGCGCATGGCCGGTGCGCGCGGCCAGCGGCAACACGGTCTGGCGGAAGAACACGCGATTGGCCTCGGCGAAATTGGCGAAGGTGTTGTCGCCGGGAATGCCGAGCAGCATCGGCGGCACGCCGAAGGCCAGCGCGATCTCGCGCGCGGCGGTGTGACGGGCGTCGAGGAAATCCATGTCCTTCGGCGTCAGCGCCATCGGCTTCCAGTCGAGCCCGCCTTCCAGCAGCAGCGGCCGCCCGGCATTCACCGCGCCCTGGTAGTTGCCCTCGAGTTCGCGCTTCAGCCGGTCGAATTGCGCATCGGACAGCACCGAGCCTTCCGCACCGGCATAGACCAGTGCGCCGGAGGGCCGCGCCGCATTGTCGAGCAGCGCCTTGTTCCATTTGGCCGAGGCATTGTGGGTGTCGAGCGCGGTGGCCGCGGCATCGATGGGCGCGAGGCCATAGTGATCGTCGAGCGGATGAAAGAAACTGAGATGCAGGATCGGCGGCACTTTTGCCGACGCCTGGTCGAAGCGCAGGCTGCGGCCGTTGACGGTGTACTCATAGGCCTCGGCCCAGCCATCGCTGCCGGCGATGAGCTTCATGCGGTCCGGCCGCAGCGCATGGAGTTCGCGCACGCGCTCGTCCAGCGTCACGGATTCGATATAGGCGTTGCCGGCGAGCAGCAGATGCGCATAGAGCGTCTCGAAGAAAACGCTGCCATCCTGCCGCGGATTGGGCCGCGTCAGCAATTGCATCAGCGGATGGGCTTCGCGCTCATCGGCGCCATCGAACACGAGGAAGCGGCACGCCGCCGCATTCTCCGCGATCAGCCGGACAGCGCGATGCACGATGGCATTGGCGATATAGCCTTCGCGGGCCAGCGACGCATAGTCCTTCGCCGTCCACCGCGCGCGGCCTTCATACTGGAAGGCGAGCAGCTTGGCCGTCCGCGATGCCTTGGTCTCCGGCGCGGCGAGATAGGCTTTCAGGCGTTCGAACATGATGTAATCCATGCTATCTGTGTCCCGGACGCGATGCGGCATTCTTCATGCCGCTTCGCAGATCCGGGACCGTACCAAGCGCCGGAGTTCGTGACGGTCCCGGTTCTGCGAAGCAGCGCAAATGCGCTGCATCGCGCCCGGGACACAGGGGGAGAACGTGCCGCGGCGCTACTTCGTCTATATCCTCGCCAACACACGACGTGGCGTTCTGTATGTCGGCGTCACCGGCGACATCATCCGGCGGATGACCGAACATCGCGCCAAACTCGTTCCTGGCTTCACGAGTGGATACGGTGTGACGCTTCTGGTCTATATCGAGGAATACGCATCAATCCTCGAAGCTCGCGCGCGTGAACACGCACTCAAACGTTGGCGACGGAGCTGGAAGTTCGAATTGATCGAAAGCCTCAATCCCGAATGGCGCGATTTGTCCGAAGATCATATTCTCTGACCGTGTCCCGGACGCGATGCGGCGTTCCAAGCGAAGCGACGCAGGTATGCCGCATCGCAGAGCCGGGACCGTACCAAGCGCCGGAGTTCGTAACGGTCCCGGTTCTGCGAAGCAGCGTTGCACGCTGCATCGCGCCCGGGACAAGGGTCACAGCGTCCTGATCCTCGGCCCGTCGCCACGGCGCCCGAGCGCCAGCGAGGCGACCGCCCAGATCAGCGCGTCCAGCCGGTCCGGTGACTTGCCATTCGACAATCCCGAACTGGCGAAATCACACAGCTCGTCTTCCAGCTCGGGAAACGCGCCGACATGTTTCACGCGGCCCTGCTCATAGAGCGCCGCCACCGGCTCGGCGCGCATCCATTTTCCCCGCGAGGCGCGCACCTGGGTCACATTCACACTCGCGTCGATCTCGTTGATCACCGTGCGCACCATGTCGCCGCCCTGGTTGACCTCGACCACCAGCGCATCGGCCTCCAGCCGGTGCCACAGCGCGATCGCCTTGCTGGCCCACATGGTCGGCGTCGCGCCGCTGACGCTGTCATCGGCCAGCACGAAAACCATGCCGCCCTCCGCGAGCCCCGCCGCCACGATCCCGCAGGCATCGGCGCGCTTGCTCGATGTCGCCGGCGGATCCACCGCGACGACGATGCGTTGCAGCCCAGGCGCCGCAGCCACGCGGCACTGCTCCAGCAGCGCGCGCGACCACAGCGCATCCGGCCGATCCTCGATGATCTCGCCATCCAGCTCCTGTCGTCCCAGCCGGGTGCCGGCATAGCGCGCCATCACATGGCGCAGGAATGTCGGTGCCAGATGAAACGCATTCGCCGCCGTCGCCGCGCGCGTCACGGCTGTCGACGGATCGGCGAGCAGGCGCTTCAGCAGCTTGCTCGGCCGCGCCGTCGTCGTGATCAACTGCCGCGGCCCGTCGCCGAGGCGCAAGCCGAATTGCAGCATGTCGAACGCCGCCTCCGCCTGCCGCCACTTCGCCATCTCGTCGGACCACGCACAGTGAAACTGCGGGCCGCGCAGGCTCTCCGGATCTTCCGCCGAAAACACTTCGGCGATCGCGCCATTCGCCCATTCCAGCCGCCGTCGCGATGGCGACCACAATGGCCGCTCGTGCCGTGCATGCACGCCAAGAATGCCGGAGACACCCTCGATCATCACCTCGCGCACGTCATGCTCGGTCTCGCCCACCAGTGCGATGCGTCCGGCCACGCTGTCCGCGAACGGCGCCCTGCCCAGCGCCTGCGCGCGCACCCATTCGGCGCCGGCGCGCGTCTTGCCGGCGCCGCGGCCGCCGATCAGCAGCCAGGTCAGCCACGGCTCGCCACTTTGGGCGCATCGCGGCGGCACCTGATGCGGATGCGCGAAGACCTCCCAGCACTCACTCAGGAATTCGATTTCCTCCGGCAGCATCGTCTGCCACAGGAACAGCCGGTCCGCCGGCGAGCCTGATGTCCAGACGTCGAGAAAGGCGCTCACGGAGTTCGTCGAGATCGCGGGGACGGTCGGGGTCGGCGGATCGCTCGCGACCTGAGGCAGTGTCGTCATCTGCGCGTCTCCGCCTGCCGGCCTCGAGCTCCTTGCGAAGTTCCACCGTCACACGCGCCAGCGCCGCCACGGCGCGCGCATGGCGTTCGGCATCGCTCGGTGCGCCCTCGCCGCGGTTGGGATCGCGCATGATCGCATCGATCTGATCAAGCTGGCCGTCAATCGTATTCACGAAACGCGCGATCAGCTGCGACTGGGTGCGCGATCGCTTGCGTCTGTCGGGAGCTACCGAGGCATCGACCGGCGCTACTGGAATTTCGGATTGCACCTGTTCGGGCTCAGTCGCCTTCTTGCGCGTTGATTTTCGTTGCGGCGATTTTTTCGGCGTCGCCTTCACGCGTTGCGCTGCGCGCACCCCGAGGCCCGCATAGACCATTGTCGCGGCGACGGTTCGCTTGCGAAGCGCAATGCCGGCAAGCCTGCGCGCCTCCGCATCGTCATCAATAGCGGCGTTCGCCGCCGGGTCCGCGTCGTCGCATAAGGAAACAGCCCGCACCGGCTTTGTCGCCGGTCGGGCTGTCGTCGTCCTGGCCATGTGCGTTACTCGCTGTGCTGGCGTTCCCAATCCGTCGTCGTTGGCGCGTGACTACGTCCGGAAGAACACGAACCACACCACCGCCAGAATGATCACCGCGAGACCCGTGCTCATCGACAGCAGCGCGAGCACCGACGGTCCCGGCTCGGCCTGTCGTGCCTCGGTAGCGGATTCAACGATCTGTTCATTCTGCTTTGTTGCCATGGCGTCCTCTCTCTGCTCGGGCGCAATGAACCATCTCGCCCGGGTGCCTTCAGGCACTTCATGGAATGGGCGCGCATCGCCCTTGGTCCAAAAGCAACGCGTCATCGGAAGTGATGTTCCGAGGCAGAATGACATCGAAATGAAGGTGAAAACGCCCGCGATTCGAGGCGTTGCAGCGAAGCTGCCGGCCTTAGAACCCAATTGTGGAGCATGCCGTAAACCTACTTCGGCAGCGCGACGCTGTCAAGGCATAAAATCTTAAAGCGGATATAAATCTCTCAACCCGACGTTTCGCCAGTGGTGTCAGAGCGTTGCGCCGTCATTGCCGAGGCGGCCGCGACCAGTTCGCGCCGGGCGCGCTTCTGATCTCGTAGGGATAGTCGATATTAATCACGCAATTGCCGCGCATATCGGCTGCCGCCTGCAGGCATTGCCGATAATCGTAGAACTCACAGATCTGTGGCAACGGAAATCCCCGCGGCCCGGTGATCAATACGCAGTAAGGTGGGATGCTGGAGCGCGCGCCCTTCGCGGGCCGCGCATCGGCTGGCGCCGATGCGATGGTGAGAAGGGCGGCGGCGAAAATTGCAAATCGGCAAAACGGCATATCGGTCCCTGGCTGATGTCGATCACCGCATACGACGGCTGCGCGGCGTTGGCGATGTGGCAGAACCGCCGCGATATTCGACATTGCCAACGCAATTGCCGCGCGTTCCGACGGCGGCAGCGCTGCATTGCTCGTATGTCGTATAGATGCAGTTGCCCACATAGGAGCCGGAGCCGTTGGCGCCGCTCTGGGCGATGCAGTATTGCGCACCGTCAGCCAATACCGGCGCGGGCGCAGCAAGAAGAAAACCGGCGGTGGCCAGGCCGGCCAGCGCGGGCAATCGCAAATCGAAGGTCATGGTAATGCCCCATATGAAAATGCGCGGGCGAATGCCCGCGCAAGATCATATAGGCGGCGTCGTCGCGACGGATAGTACATTCACGACATTGCGTTCCGGCAAGACAGCCACGTCCATTGCGGAATCACGCGACGGCGGCAAGGCGAGCCGGCGGCCAGCGCATCCCGGACACGACCGGGACCGGCCACCCTCGCCGATCCTATTTCAATGACGTGTTGACGTCGGCGTAGCGGCCGTTGAGCGTGGTACCGAGCCCCTGCACGGCGGCAATGATCGCGAGACTGATGCCACAGGCGATCAGTGCATATTCGATCGCGGTCGCGCCGGACTCATCTTTTGAAAATCTTGAAATCAAACGCAGCACTTCTGCCTCCTCGATCCGGCGCCGAAATTCTTCCGTCGCCGTGTCCCGCAATTGTTCCAACCTAGTGGTCAGAAGTTGCGGTCGAGTTCATGAACAGCATCAATTATGAATTAATCGCGTGGTAACTATGTGCGCCGGCGCGTGGCGATCGCGCGCATGCACCGCGATCACGCCGCATGCCGGATCTTTGATGCAAATTGCGTGCGTGCGGCGCACGACCGAAAGTTGTTGCCAACAAAATTTGCTGCGATTAGCTTTCGCCCGTGACTGGCTACCATTGACGATCGAACCTCTCATCGGTGCGACTCGCTGATCCCGGAGCCTTCAAGCAACGCATCGATGTGAGTCCCTGACGTAGCTCACTTGGACGCAGCTCTCTTGCGAGACCGTCTGGCTCGCTGCTGTTGATGCATTTTTGACGTGTTCTGTGACTGTCCGTGACGGGAAATCCGTCATCGCCCTCGCGCTTGTGCGTGATGGATCGCGAGAGCGTGCCTTAACGCGCCTCGTTAGGCCAGAACGGCCCGACTGATCATCGACAAACCACCCGTCTTTCTCGCGGTGTCCTCCGTTTTGCTTCACCGATGCCCCCGCGCATTGGAGCTATGTCGCTTGGTTGCAGCATCGGCCCACCGCGCCATGAGGGAGTGGACGAAATGAAATCGCATATCGTGTCGAAAGCCATGGCGACGGCGCTGCTCGGATGCGTCGTGCTTCTCGCGAGCGTTGCCGCGGCAGCGCCATTGAAAGTCACGCTCGGCATCGACGCTGAGGCTGCGCGCGATCGTGTCATAGCCGAGATCGCCTATCGCGGTGGCGGCGTCGCACGTCGCACCACCGTCGTCGGCCCGCGTGGCGGCGTCTATCGTCGCACCACCGTGGCCCGCGGAGCTGCTGTGCGACCGGGCTGGCATGGCGCCGGCACACGCTGGGCTAGACCGGGCTGGTATGGCTGGCCGGTCGGCGGCGCCATCGCGGCCGGTGCCGCCATCGGTGTCGTCTCGGCAACGGCGGCGACAGCATGGGCCGGTGCCCCGCCTGCGCCCGGCATGTGCTGGTACTACACCGATCCGTCGAAGACACAGGGCTTCTGGGACTATTGCCGGTAGGTGCGTGATGTCTCAGTTGGATGTCGTGCGTGAACCTGTCCGGGAGACGCCGCAGTCAGCAGACGACGTGCCGGCGCCAGCCGATATGGTCTGGATCGCCGGCGGCACATTCGTCATGGGATCGAATGATCACTACCCGGAAGAGCGCCCCGCGCATCGCGTCGCCGTGGATGGCTTCTGGATCGACCGCACGCCGGTCACCAACCGGCAGTTTCGCGAATTCGCGCGCGCCACAAACCATGTGACCTTCGCCGAAATCCCGCCCGACCCCGCGCACTATCCCGGCGCCTTGCCGCACATGCTTTATGCAGGCTCGCTCGTCTTCATGCCGCCGCGTCAATTGCGCGGCCTGGACGACTGGAGCCAGTGGTGGTCCTTCCTCAAGGGCGCCAACTGGCGCCGGCCGACCGGCCCCGGCAGCAATCTCGGCGGCAAGAACGCGCATCCCGTCGTGCACATCGCCTATGCCGACGCCCTCGCTTATGCCCGATGGGCCGGCAAGGATCTGCCGACCGAAGCCGAATGGGAATTCGCTGCACGTGGCGGACTCGGTAACGCGGAATATGCGTGGGGCAACGAACTGGTCCCCGGCGGCGCGCACATGGCCAATACCTGGCAGGGACAATTCCCGCGCGAAAATCTCGGCACCGATGGTTTCGAGCGCACCTCGCCGGTCACCGCCTTTCCGCCCAATGGCTATGGCGTCCACGACATGATCGGCAATGTCTGGGAATGGACCTCTGACTTCTGGTCCGCACATCACGAGCCCGACGCTGCAAAACCCTGCTGCATTCCGCGCAATCCGCGCGGCGGCCGTGAGACCGACAGTTTCGATCCGCGCCAGCCAGCCATTTCTATTCCGCGCAAAGTGCTGAAGGGCGGCTCGCACCTGTGTGCCCCCAATTACTGCCGCCGCTATCGCCCCGCCGCCCGTCATGCAGAACCTGTCGATACGTCCACGAGCCACGTCGGTTTCAGATGCGTCCTCAGAAATGGGAGTCAGTGATGAGTGAGACCAAGCAACCGCTTCCCGATCGTCGCAGCATCCTTCTCGGCGGATCGGCGCTCGTCGCCGCCGCAACAGGCGCCTTCGCACAATCGCAAAAGGCCGCGCCTGCCCCCACGGCAGCGCCTTCGCCTGCGTCATCGTCAGGCCGCAAGCCCAACATTCTCGTCATCTGGGGCGACGATATCGGCATCGCCAATATCAGTACATATTCGAACGGGCTGATGGGTTATGAGACGCCGAATATTGACCGCATCGCCCGCGAGGGCATCAAGTTCCAGCACTATTACGGCGAACAGTCCTGCACCGCTGGTCGCGCAGCCTTCCTGACCGGACAGCACGGTATCCGCACCGGCCTCACCAAAGTCGGCTTCCCCGGAGCGCCCATGGGCATGAGCCAGCTGGACCCATCCATCGGCGGCCTGATGAAGAATCTCGGCTATGCCACGGGCCAGTTCGGCAAGAACCATGTGGGCGATCGCAACGAATCCCTGCCGACGGTGAATGGCTTCGATGAATTCTTCGGCAATCTCTATCACCTCAATGCCGAGGAAGAGCCGGAACTGCCGGATTATCCGAAGGACCCGGCCTATCGGGCCAAGTTCGGTCCGCGCGGTGTCCTGCGCTGCAAAGCCTCGGATCGCGACGATCCCACGGTCGATCCGCGCTTCGGCAAGATCGGCAAGCAGACCATCGAGGATACCGGCGCGCTGACCAAGAAGCGCATGGAAACCATCGATGACGAAACCTCGGCCGCCGCCATCGACTACATGAAGCGACAACAGACGGCCGGCAAGCCATTCTTCGTCTGGTTCAATTCCACCCGCATGCATTTGCGAACGCATGTCCGGCCCGATCACCGCGGTCGCTACCCTCACGGTGACAGCGAATATATTGACGGCATGATGGAGCATGACGACACCGTCGGCGCCTTGCTGAAATCGCTCGACGATATGGGCATCGCCAATGACACGATCGTGGTCTACTCGACCGACAACGGCCCGCATATGAATACCTGGCCCGACGGCGCCATGACGTGGTTCCGCAGCGAGAAGAACTCCAATTGGGAAGGCGCCTTCCGTGTGCCCTGCCTGGTCCGCTGGCCCGGCGTGATCCAGCCGGGCACCGTGACCAACCAGATCATGAGCCACAATGACTGGATTCCGACGCTCGCCTCCATCGCGGGCGAACCGGACATCGTCAACAAATTGAAGGCGGGCTACACGGCCAACGGTATCGCCTACAAAGTCCATCTCGACGGTTACGATCAGTCCGCCTTCCTGCGCAATGTGAGCGGCAGCGCCACGAATAACAACGGCACCAAGAGTGCACGTGATAAATTCTTCTACGCTGACGACGATGGCCTTCTGGTCGGCATGCGGCAAGGCGACTGGAAACACGTGTTCTCGGAACAACGCAAGGAAGGGACCTTGGGCATATGGGGTGAGCCTTTCACCACATTGAGGATGACGAAGCTCTTCAATCTCATGCAAGACCCCTTCGAACGCGCCGACATCACGTCGAACACCTACTATGACTACTTCCTCAACCACGGGGGGTTGGTCTACGGGCTGATGGATGACGTCTTCCAGTTCGTGGCGACCTTCAAGGAATTCCCGCCGCGCTCGTTCCCGCCAAGCTTCAATCCCGCCAACATTCTCGAAGGCATGATGGACGGGATCAAGCAGAAGAAGGCGCTCACCGAAGGCGTCGACATCGACAAGGTGCGCGGCGGACTGAACCGCATGATCCGCGAGCAGATGCAAACGCGCTGACGATCAAGTCCCCGGCCCTTCTGGCAATGGGCCGGGGTGACCGAGCACCAACGGAGGGTGGTGATGTTCACGGCGTTGTCCTGCATTGTTCGACGGCTTGCCTTGGCTGCCTTTCTGATGTCGGCCTGCTGCGCCGGTTTCAAAGGCGCAGTCCATGCGCAATCCAGCCCCTCTGCTGCGAAGGCGCTCTCCGACCAGGACATCAGCGATGCCTGGATCTATCTGTTCGGACGCCTGCTCGTCATCCGGCAGCAGCAGCTCGATTTCAGGGACGGTTTCAAATGGAACGAACTGGTCCATCGCAAACCCGGCGCCGTCGACTGGCCCAATCCCAATCTCGACGTCGCCTATTCCGAAGCCTGGGTCGCGGCCGATGCATCGAGCTGCACCATCGTCACGGTGCCGAAGATCACCGGCCGCTATTATACGGTGCAGTTCCTCAATGGCTGGGGCGAGACCCTCGCCAATCTCAATGAGCGCCTGTTTCCCAACAAGCCCGATGGCGATTTCGCTATCTGCCTGCGCGGTGCCGATGTCACGCTGCCCGCGGATGTGCGTCGGATCGACTTCCCGATCAAATATTCCCGCGTGCTGCTGCGCGTCGAACTCGGCGACAACTGGGATGACGCCGTGCGCCTGCAGCGCCAGTTCACCATGCGCGCCACCGGCACACCGGCCCTTCCCACGCTGCCGAACACGCCCGGCTTCGACCTCGAGAAAATCTCCGGTGTCGAAGTCTTCGATGTCGCCGACATCGCGCTCGACAGCGAAGCCGATCTCAATCCCGGCCTCGAGAAACAGGCAGCGAATGCGCGCGCAATCCAGCAGGCGATCAGGGAACCCGGCGAGCGCGCGCGTCTCGCGAAAATCGTCGAGCAGAAAGCCCATGCGGATTTCGCCCGATACGGTCCGCCCATCGGCCACGGCGTCATCGTCAATGGCTGGGCGCGACCCGCTGTCGTCGGCATCTACGATGTCGATTACATCGCGCGCACGCTGATCAACTATGGCGGCATCTGGGCCAACA